TTAACAAGGTTTTCCGTATGTCCTCTAAGCAGTTCCAGGCGCTGTTCGATGTTCTGTACTCACAAGTAACGCTGACAGACGCGACGATCGCGGCTCAGGTTGCGGGTCAGGTGTCGCTAACAGTTCCGGGTGCGCAGAAGGGTGACTTCGTCCTAGTGTCGTATCCAGCGGACCTAGCTGGCATTATCATCTCAGGTCAGGTCTCAGCCACGGATACAGTCAAGATCACTACGTTTAACGTAGAGGGCACTGACGCCGTTACGGCGATGTCGGGCGGTCTGACCGCTAACATCATCGTTCTACATCCCAAGGTCTCTGGCTAAGCTTTGCAAGTCTCCCTTCACTCCCGTCAAGAACAAATATTCCTCGACGACCATCGTTTCAAGGTGGTCGCCGCAGGAAGGCGTTTTGGCAAATCGTACCTAGCGGCAGTCATGCTACTGGTCGAATGCGCCAAGACTGAAAAAGTGCGTTCTGACGGAGTGACGGTTGACTTAGCACTAGAAGAAGTGTTCTACGTTGGCCCCACCTTCGAGCAGGCCAAACGGATTCTGTGGCCACTTCTACTAGATTTGGGAGGTGATCTAATAGCATCTAAGCATGAGCAGACAGGAGTGCTCACGCTTGTCAACGGTCGAAGGCTTTCCATTAAGGGTTCCGACAGACCGGACAACCTTCGTGGTACTGGTCTGAGCTATGTTGTTATGGATGAGTATGCGTTCATGCGCCCTGAGGTGTGGGAAAAGATCATTCGCCCACAGTTAGCGCGTAGTGAAGGCGGAGCCCTGTTTATCGGTACTCCTGACGGTAAGAATCATTTCTACGATATTTGGCTACAAGGTAAGAGGACTGATGATCCTAAATGGGGTGATTGGAAGTCTTGGCACTTTCCATCTATTGATAACCCACATCTACCTGTGGATGAGATCGAGAACGCCCGTGAAACTATGTCGAAGGATGTTTTCGCTCAAGAGTTCCTGGCTGACTTCGAGAGTTCTGGCGGCATGGTACTCATGCCCAAGTGGTTTAAGACGCTCAGCGAACTGCCTGGTCCAGGTGATAAGTACATTGCCATAGATTTGGCAGGCTTCGAGAAAGTAGACGATGGTCGTACTATGTCCCGTAGGGACGAACACGCTATTTGCGTAGTCCACAACCATCAGTTCGGTTGGTGTATCGAGAACATCATCCACGGCCAGTGGGACACACGTGAGACAGCGCTACGTATCGTTAAGGCGTTCCGGGACTACCGTCCACTAAAGATTGGCATTGAGAAGGGTATGGCCAAGAACGCCGTCATGCCGTACCTGGAAGATGAGATGAGCCGGCTTAACATCTTCTTCAACGTAGAAGAGCTGACGCACGGCAACCAACGAAAGACAGACCGTATCGCCTGGGCGATGCAAGGGCGTGCTGAGAAAGGACGTATCCAGCTACTAGACGACGCGCGTCTTAACGATAAGTGGATTAGCCAGTTCCTACAGCAGTGCTCAGACTTCCCTAACCAGATTGCTCACGACGACTTGATTGACGCTACCTCGTACATCGACCAGTTAGCTGATCCTTGGTACGACGGCCCGTCGATGGAAGAGTACTGGCAACCGCTGGATGCTATCAGCGCGTACTAATAAGTGACACGTCTCCCCCTTAAGCAAGAAGGTATTCTGCGGTTCCTGCACACTCTGTATGCAGAGACCGATGCTGAGGATGGTCTAGAGATAGTTAATTACAACTATCCCCCTGGCTACGTAGATCGCTACGGAACCAACACGGTTCCTGGCACTACCGATATGACGGCCGCCATCGAGGCAGCTCAAGCGCAGTACGCTGCTGGGGGACTGCCGGTAACGTATATCTCCAGCGTCTCGTACTATCACACTCCGTTATCGTTCTCGGCACAGGATGCCAACTGGCAAACCACCGGACCAGAACAAGCAACGTTGTATTGCGATACCAGTCCTAGTTCGTATCAAGTTACGTTTACTGGGGCCTCGGTACTAAATACTACGTTGTCAGCCGCCGCCTATCCGATGGACATGGAGACCACGCTAACCAGCGTGACGGGCGTTCAAGTAGGCGATCTAGTTAAGTACGTCAACACGGCCGCGCTCTGGCAAGCCGACAACCGAAGTGCAGCCTACGAAGGACAACTAGCTAAGGTTGTAGCCATCTCTGGATCGGCCGTTCAGCTAGATTCAGTGCTAGCAGTAGGGATGCCCTCTGGTAAAGCTGCCCGCATCTACAGACCTATCAAGGTGTACATGCGAGGCATTCGATTCGAGCGGCTTAAGATCAACGGTTCTAGCAAGGGTGTAGCGATTAAGTGGGCCGATAAGCCGGTTCTTGAGAACTGCTCAGTCATTAACTCTAGCCGTATTGGCCTTCATCTTCTGTATTGTTACAAAGCTACGGTGGATGGAGGCGAGTTCTCAGGCGCTAATCTGATCGTTTCTGAGCAACTCGGGTACGGAATTCTAGTAGAATCGAACTACGGGACGAATGTCACTGGGATCATATCTCGCGAATGCCGACGAGGGCTAGACTTCTCTGGTTACGATGATGACGGCATTCCGTCCATGTACTGCAAACTATCCCGTAGCCGTATGTATGGCGGCGGATTTGCAGAAGATAGTTCCGATATCTGGCCACTAGCCTCGGCAGCAGCCGGGGGCTCGGGTTCTCACGGCCCGTCGCTCGGCGCTATCTATGATGGCAACGAGTTCTATAATTGCTACTACGGTCTGACCTTGCGTGGTCGGGATGACACGGCCCGTAATAACCTGTTCGTCGGAGCGTTCGTATCTCCTATCTGGGTCCACCACGGCGGCGGGCTAGTGATTGAGAACAACCGATACACAGATCAGTACGAAGAGGGCACCGCTACTCCGGGCACATCGACCGGAACGGTATCTCTAACCGACAGGCCCGAAGCGTTCATTCACTTCGTTACTGGTTCGTACGACACAGACAAGCATCTGACGGTACGGGGAAACGTAGTTCGTAACGTCACCCGTGCCTTGATCTATCTTGAGGTTACGGTCGCTGATCAGGCGATCGCTAACTGGTTAGTGTACGACAATTCAGTTGGTATTGGGGCCTCAGCGGCGGGCATCTGCGGAGTGGTGTATTGCTCTAATACTATTGTCCCAACGAACTTTAAAGCGTGGGACAACGAAGTTATAGCTCCGGATACGTACACGATCTCCAAATACGATATCACTGGAGCTCCGGCTACCACCGAAGCCGAAGTACGTAAGATATCCAATAACGCTTACCGTCTCTACATACCTGACGACAAAGCAGCCAGGGTTAAAGTAGGTAGACGCTCCGGGCAGATCAGTTGCCAGTTGTACCGGGATACGGCAACTCTGACTCCACGGTTCAATGGCTTTATCCGTTATCAGACCACAACGTCCCAGGACTGGGGCGGTTCATCTGGTGTGACCATTGCCGCCACAGCTCTTACGGGCACAACCGGCACAGACGGCAACACAACCATGTCCTACTCAGAGGACAGCCTATACGTAGAGAACCGATCTGGCGCAGCTATACAGATGATTCTCGTAGTCCTTGGTGGAACCTAATCTATGGCAGTAATCGACCCCACAGCAGAGAACGACTCAAAGAAGCCAGGCGACGACGAGAAAGGCGTCAAGGCCCTAGTGCCCTGGGTTGTGTCCCGTGTCAAGCACGGGCGCGATCAACGGGACTCTAAGCACGCCGCTCGGTGGAACGAGTACACCCGACTGTGGCGGGGGTTCTGGTCCGACGAAGATAAGAACACAGATTCAGAACGATCGAAGCTAATTGCTCCAGCGCTACAGCAGGCCATCGAAACCACGGTAGCGGAGATTGAGGAGTCCCTCTTTTCTCGCGAGGCTTGGTTTGATATCGAAGATGATCTAGCAGACGGACAGCAGGACGACGCTCTTGCTGCGCGAGATATGCTTCTCGAAGATTTCGAGATTGCTGGCGTTAACGACGCTATCTCCAAGACCGTGTTGCTTGGTGCTATTTACGGTACAGGTATAGCTAAGATCAACGTGGGCCGGGTCAAAGACATGAGCTATGACCCCCGTACCAACACTCCGAAAGAGACGCAATCTGTACGAGTGACGGTAGAGGCAATCCGCCCAGATGAGTTCGTTATCGACCCGTCCGCCCTGACGGTAGATGACGCTCTGTATTGCGCGCACGAAATGATTAAGCCGCGCCATTCCATCCTAGAGAAGCAGAAGAACGGTCAGTACCTCAAGGGATGGGTAGGTGTGTGGACAGGCCCGAAGAAGGGCGATCCAGCTGGCGACAACTCTACTACAAGTTTCACGCCTGACGATCAAGCCGTACTCATCACAGAGTACTACGGCAAGGTTCCCTCTCGCCTACTAGGCAAAGGGGGCAACGGTATGATCGAGGCTATTATCACGATCGCGAACGAAGAGACGCTACTCAAGGCAGTCGAGAACCCGTTCGCTATGAAAGATCGTCCAATCATTGCGTATCAACACGACACCGTGCCGGGAGAGTTTTGGGGTCGTGGGGTGTCTGAGAAAGGGTATAACCCGCAGAAAGCGCTTGATTCGGAGTTGCGGGCTCGAATCGACGCTCTGGCCCTTATGACCGCTCCAATGATGGGAGCGGACATTACTCGCATTCCACGTAACCCTGAACTTAAGGTTTCTCCAGGCAAGACTGTGTTCACGCGAGGTCGTCCATCTGAGGTGTACGAGCCAGTAGCCTTCGGCGACCCTTCGCGTCTAGGGGCAACGTTCCAGCAAACTGGCGACCTAGAGCGCATGGTTCAGATGGGAACCGGCGCTATGGATAGCATGACCCCCCTTGGCATTAGCCGCCGTAACGAAACGGCTGGCGGTATGTCGATGATGCTCGCTGGAGCGTTGAAGCGTA